GCTGCCGCCTGTTTTGCTGTGGATCGTTTTCAACAATTCAGTATCCACGGCGACACCGTGGCAGTAGAAGTCAGCCAATACCTGGGCATCATGCAGGTCAGCTGGCGGCGCAGCAGCCCACTCCAGAATGCGACCGTGAAAACGTTCCCACTTGATCAACTTTTTGGGCAGGTTCTCCTCTCCGATCAGCAGGATCGGAGCGCGGGATCCTTCGTAAATGTCACGGACGACCTCGACGGCGGCTTTCTCGACGATGTGGTCCATTTCGTCGATGATCAGCGGCCTTCCGGACTTGGCGAGCTGTTCACAGATCTGATCGAGCATATCGGAGACGGTCCGCCCTGGGGAGATCCCCATGACCTTGAGGACGTTTTCCATAAAGGCTTTTTTGCTCCAGACACTCTTACACTCGACGTAGTAGGCGTTCATTTTGTTGCTGATGTAGGCGGCTGCGGTTGATTTACCAAAGCCGCTGGGTCCATACAGTACGGCCATGCCGGGCAGGTGATCCCGGCGTTCGACAATGCGTATCAGGCACGAGAGCGCCAGTACGACGATGCTGAGTGGTGCAGTCTTGACATCCAATCCTTTTGTTGACATAATTACCTCTCTTTCAGTTTATGCCCTTTGCAGGGCGGGATTAGAGACCAGGGATCGCGAGTTCCTGGTCTTTTTTATTGTTCATTTCACTCCAAATCCTGAAATATCCGCTGTTCTGCCAGCCGCGATGAAAGCTGGCCTCTTCTGCTGTTATCTGCTCTCCCGTCGTCAATTTGACTTCAATATCCTGCCAGAGGTACTGCCGATCACGCTCTTCCTGTGGCAGCGTGAATACTGCTGCCTGGACGGTATCCGTTTCTTCTATCTGCTGCCTGACAACCTCCAGTTTTGCCCGATCAGGGTTTTCGATCATGACCGGCTGCGGGCCGTACATCTCTTGCCGGATCTCTTCGGCCTGATTCTCCAGGCGCTTCAGACGTCCTTGACCTCGTTTGATGCGGGCTTCTTCGAGCCTGCTTGGTGCGAAGTAGTGGTCGGAGTTACCACCCAGCTCGGCGACGGCCAGGAGGCGTTGGTGCTCCAGGTCGCGCACCCATACTTTGCGGGCATCGGATGGACAATAGGCGACCTGGACGCGCTGGCCGTGCCATTGCTTGAGATCCGGGTGATAGTAGATCTTGGGCAGGCCGGTGGAGAGTGTGCCGAACTGGATCTCGCCACGGTGCGTGGTGCGCTCTAGCGCTGGATGATACAGGTCTGGCAGTTCGTTGGCCGGTACCAGCCATTCATCCTGGGGGAGTTCACGTTTCATGCGCTCGAGACCCAGCTGCCATGCCTGATTAGGGCTCTGGTTGGTCTTGGTTTTTGTGATCGGGTCACGCATGGCCGGCAGGCCCCGGTGTGGGGTGTCGTTGTATTTTTCAGCGGCGGCGTTGATGAAGGCCAGGAAGTCGTCAAACTCAATCAGCAAGGCTGATCGCTCACCGTTTTTAATGGCCTTGCGGGTCTCTTTGTAGACCAGTTGCTTGGCATCGCCATCCATCTGGTGGCCGATGTAGGTGCAGAGCTGCTTGGCTGCTTTGATCAGGATGGTCTGGTGGCCGCGCTCTGACAGGCCGTGAGCCTGTGGATTGCGTGGGCGGCTGTATTCAGGCGTTATGCCCAGGCGGTGAAGGATGCCGGTACCGGGAGCCGTCATCATCTGGTTTTTGAAGCCGCTGCCGTTGTCGGTGTAGAATATGGCCGGGACGCCGTAGGTCTCGCAGGCGCTGCGCAATGCATCCAATACAGCCAGGCCGCTTTCTGCCAGATCTATCGACCAGCCCACCATGCGGCGGGTAGCAACATCCAGCACCGGTGTGACTTCCGGCCGGAATGGCCGACCATGGAAGGGATGGGCAACTTCACCATCAAAGCAGTGACCATCGGCGGTGTAGGCGTCACCTGGGTACATTTCGGAGGTGTCGCGGCGGCGGAAGGGTTGCATAGCCTTTAACTCATTTCCGGTTTTGCGACCTTTCTCGCGGTCAATGACGCCCATCTTCTGCAGGTAGTGGCGCACCTGGCCATACGATGGCACGGGGATCCCCGCCGGTACCCGCCGGGAGTACTCCTCCAGAACCTCTGTCAAACAAGGCTTTTGAGGCTTGCTCCAGCACTCCATAAATGAGGCGGCCCAGGCGGGCTCCAGATAGTTTTCGGTGTCTTTCGGAGCCAGTACCATTGGGTTGCTGTCTGATTTTTTCCAGGCCATCCACCATTTGATGATGCCGTTATATGAGAGCGTCCGGCCCTGGCCTTTACGGGCATTGGCGGCGGCGTATTCATCCAGTTCGCCGTTTACACTGGCTTTAACTATTGTATTAATGGCTTTGTTAACTCCGACGACGGGGGCTGCCCTCTCGATCAGGCGCATGATAGCGACACGGGCTTCCATGACGTCACGTTGCCACTGTTTGAGCTGCGATGTGGTGGCTGCGACGATGTGCTGGATGACTGCAGGCGCTGGAGCCGCCGGGGCAACAACAGGAGCGTTGGCCATGACTTGGCGAGTCAGATGCTCGCGGGTTTCTGCAGGGAGAGTGGTGAGCGGGTACTCTTTGCCACCGCCGCGACCGGCGCGCTTCTGGAATGGCCAGGCTTCGCGATCGGCTAGGCGTTGTACGCTTCTTTCTGTATTTGGGAGTCCTGGCAGATCAGCCAGTTCTTTGGCGGTATAGTGGGTTTTCATTTAAATCCCCGCCGTGTCAGGATTGTATTCATTTTTGCTTTGATGACACGCTCTTGTTGTTGGAGCCGAGCCAGTTCAAGCAGATCATGATCTTCGGGGTTGAGTACGTCGCTGCCCAGGGTCTCGAGTACGTATCGGAAGGGTTCCAGAGAGCCGGTCAGTTTGCAGATGACGGCAACCTCGATAATACCGGGCTGATAGTCAGGGTTGGAGGAGAGCTTTTTATCAAGCGTGTCTTTGCTGATATCCTTGAGCATGGCCTTGCTGATCTGAGCGGCGACCATGTAACGATCAAGCCCTTTCAGATCTCTAGCCAGCTGCTGTTTGAGCCCCAGGGCTATATCAAAGGAGCCCTCTTCCAGGCTGGCATCAAACAATGCCTGCTGCTTGGATATGCTGGTATCTTTTGGACCGTTGTGATTTGCCATGACATCCCTCGTTTTTCTCACTAGAATCAATTCAAAATTGTGGTATAAGCAGTTACCGGTTACGCGGCTTTGCCCCACATTTTTTCGAACGGTACGCGAGCGGCGCGGGCCACAGCTTCCTGGACTCTCCGGGATGTATAATGGCCGGAAATAACCCGATTAACCGACCCAGGACTTAGGTCAAGTTCTTTCGCGATGTCCGTTTGTTTGACTTTATTTTCAATCAACAGGGCGCGGATTTTCTCAATTTTCATGATTGGTTTCATGGCAAAATCCTTTTGCTTTTTTTGTGGTTGTTTTTGTAAATATCTTTTGCGCGTCATTTTTAGCTATATTTACACGCAATAAATAACGTAGTCAACAATAAAAAACGTGTCGGAGTTCCATTTATTTATTTTTAACGAGCTGTGTTAAAAAATAACGCATTATCAGCGTGTTACAAAACTCCGTCGTGTCGGAGTTAATTTAAGCTGAGCGTCGGAGTTAACCCAATGAACTACGACACATTTAAAGATCGACTCAAAACCATTATTGGAAGTGAATCAAACACCTCATTCGCCAAAAAATGCGAGCTGGCTGAAGGAACTATTCGTCGTTATTTACGCGGAGATGCCTTCCCACCGCTTGACACGCTGCAAGTGATAGCTGAAGTGAGTGGATATAGCCTTGGATGGTTGGCAAGCGGCGAAGGAAGCATGAAACACGGGGACGCCTCATATCCAATTGCTGAAGGGCTTAAAAATGCTGATCTGACAGGTGAGTTAGGCGAAGGCTTTGTCCAGATCCCGCGCTACAAAGTAGATGCCAGTGCTGGCGGCGGGGCGATGATCCATAGCGAGCAGATAGTGGATCACCTGACGTTTAAGGCTGATTGGATACGTAATGCCCTGGGGATCCCGGTGGCGTCACTGGCGCTGATCAACGTGAAGGGCGACAGCATGGAGCCGACGCTATCTAATGGCGATGTGATCCTGATAGATATGAGCAGGGACGGGTTTGACGACAACGCAGTGTATGTATTGCGCCTTA